GTAGTGACCGCCGATGCCCATAGCGTAGAGCGTGCGGGGGTCGCCATCCATGCCCTCCGGTGGTGTGGCTGTCCATTCGAGCGGCTTAACCGCCAAACCTGCTGACATATCTACGGTCCTTTGTGATCTGCTTAATTCGTCTCGTTAAATCAACATTAGATTGCTGAAATAATAATAGCAATAGCCTTGCGCAACTTTTTTAAATAAAGTAATGTTTAATTATTGAAGCGGGAGTGAACATGCGCAGATCAGGCTACCTATATGACCAACCCGCAAAGGATGCGGACCACATGAACCTTAGCGTGGGTGCGCGGGGTGAGGTGTCACTCTACATCGACACGCCGGAAACCAACCGACAGGCGCTTACTGACTTACTGGACGGCGGCGGCCTTATAGCTGGCGATACGGTGGTTGTGACGGCACTGTCAAGGCTGGGGCATGGCAAGGGGTCCACGCGACAGGCGGGCAAGGTTGAGGCGCTTGGCGCTTCTATCGAGGTCAGCCCGTCACCTTTGAAGCTCACCAATCTGCGCCGTAAGAAGCGCGGCCCCAAGCCTGACCAGTTGGCGTATCTAAAGGCTATCTGGACGGGCTCGCTTGAGCCTGACGCGGCCATTGCGCAAGCGTCACGGCACATGGGTTTCACTGTCGATCGAAACTGGATGAATTATCACGTCTGCCAACGCGACGGCGGGCTATCAACAAAAGCGAAGAAGGAGTGATGACCATGAGTAAAATGTCAACAGTACTTACAATTCTCATCAGCCTTGCCTTCACGGTGGTCTGCATGGCCATGGCGAAAAATGGGACGATGAACTTAGCAGCCTGGGCTTTTCTTGTGCCGCTGTTTTTGGCTTCAATCGACTACGATTAAAGGAGCATAAGACATGACCCCAGCACAGGAAATTCACGCAGCCGCAACCATTCTGCTCAAAGGCCACGACGCGGCCAGAAACAAGCCCGTAAGTGACCGGAGCAACATTGAAGTTCACGTTGCGCAGATGGGCCGAAATCGCCTCAAGTCTATCATCTCTCTTTCAGAGAAAATCATTCATAATCAGGAGCCTAAGACATGACTGACGCAGACCTTGCCAAAATGAGAAACGCCAGCCCCGCAACTGGAACAGTGAAGTTAATAAATATGTGTCGTGATGGCGCTGGCGAAATCGAAAAGCTACGCTACAGGGTGTCGTTTCTTGAGGGACAAGCGCAGGCGGCTCTGGAGCTTGAATTGAGCCGCGTAGTCCCTGTTTCGTATGATGTTCATTTAAAGGAGCCGAAAACATGAAGCTATTTCTCTTGATTAAGCCAAGGTTCTTTTTTTAATGTGATTTTTACGAGCGGTCTTTGATTTTCAGATTGTTTTTGCGCTTTAACTATTTTTTCTTTCTGTGTCATTGGGTTTGATCTAAAACGATTTTCATGTTTAGGTTTATCATGCATTAGATTTCCTTTATTTCAATTGGGGGGGGGGGGTTAACGTGTTTGAAAGAATGTCTAACAGTTGTCTAAGGGCAGCGCAACATGGAATTTTACAACGTGGTCAAGAAATTTTCATCACAAGTTGATGACATAATTATAACAACAGAAAAGCGATTGATTGCACTTGCACGGCAATCAACACAGGAAGTTGTTGACCAAGCACAAACACCCGTGGCAAAAGGTGGAAAGATGCGCGTTGATACTGGTTTTCTAAGGGCTTCAGGGCAAATGTCATTGAACGGAATGCCAACCGGCCCCGTCCGACCTGATAGCGATGATGAAGATTATAAATGGCAAAAAACAACAGTTGTGACAACACTTGCAAAGCTAAAATTGGGAATGTCGGTGTTCTTTGGTTGGACTGCAAATTATGCAAAACATCGTGAAACCTATGATGGTTTTCTTGCATCCGCTGTTCAAAATTGGCCTTCAATCGTTGATAAAGTCACAAGGCAGATAAAGGCTAGAATTAAGTAATGTCAAATAAATTGGTTCTCAAAACGTTGCAAACCGCAACACTTGCCGCCATTGCCGCAAGTGATACGCCCGATCTACCTGTTAAAATGAAAGGGCGAACTTTTGAAATTCCCAATGATCAAAAATATCTTGAAGTTGTGTTTATTCCCAATAATCAAAGTGATCGTTGTTGGGGTGAAGAACAAGTTTATCAAGGAATTTTTCGTTTAGTTCTTCATTGGCCCGTTGATGACAAAGGTGTTTATGATCCAATTGATATTGTAGATTTTGAAAATTCCGGCTCTGTTGCTTCATATTTCACAAAAACAAATGCTTTGCGTACTGGTGGTTTCGGTGTAAACATCACACAAGTTCCAAAGCTTACAGGTGTAATTGAGGCTGGTCACGAAAGCTTGTTTCCTGTATCTATGTCCTACCGTAGTTTTAACCCATAACGAAAGGAACAAGGGAATGAAACGAATTCTTCTTACAACCACAGCCCTTGCAGGATTGTTTTCTGCACCGGTTGCTTTTGCGAACTCTAACGCCGCGTCAACACTTTGGATTGCTGTTGCAACCGCTGATGGTGGTTCAGTGCCTTTGGCTGAAGAAACCGATCTTGATCTGTCAGGCTATGAAGGCTTGTTTTGGACGCAAGTTAAATCGGTTGGTTCACATGGTGAAGTTGGTTCTTCAACCAACATTTTGACATATGACACCTGGGATACAAGCGTTATTCAGAAAGCCAAAGGTATGACTGATGCGGGTTCACCTGAAATTGAACTTGCGCGTTTGATTGCTGATCCTGGTCAAATCGCTTTGCGCGTTGCCGCAAAAACCAATGGCAACTTTGCGTTCAAAATTGTTCGCAATGACGCACCATCGGGCGGAACACCAACGATCATTTACAACCGTGGCCTTGTGACTGGTCCACGCCGCCCAATGGGTCGCAATGAAGATTTTGATCTTGAAATCTTCACCCTTGCATTGCAGCAAGAAGAAATCATTGATGATGCGGCTTAAAACCCGTTTTTGAAAAACTGAAAACCCCAACACGAAAGAAACGATTATGACCGATATTGCAAATATCAAACCTAACGAACATACGTTTGAAGTTCTTCACCCTGCAACAGATGAACCGGTTGGCATTCGTGTTTCACTTATGTCACCTGATGACCCTCGCATGAAACCAATCAAACGCAAGGTGACTGATTTCAATCTTCAAAAACAAAAACGCGGCAAAACTTTGAAAGCCGTTGAAATTGAAGATAACGAAATTTCTTTGCTTTCTGGTACGATGACCGGTTGGGAATGGTATGGCAAAGATGTTTCATTTAAAGGTGAAAAACCTGAATTCAATGTGAAAAACGTGAACGCTGTTTTAAAAGAATTGTCTTGGTTCAAGAAACAAGTGAACGATGAATTGGATGATGAAAAGGGTTTTTTTTAGACTTAGAAAACGAATTATGTGAAGCAATTCGCGTTCGCGTCCGATATGATCAACCCGATGAAAACGGCATATCCAGGCGCGAACGCAACGAAAACTTTGAACAAGAACATCTTACGCCTGAAATAGATTATCCCGAATACGGTGAATATCTAATTGAATGGTATTTTTCAATTTCAAACAGATTGCGGCGCGTGTCAGATGGTGTTTGCGCACCAATACCGCCAAGCGAATTTTTAGCATGGGTGCAATTGACAGGAAATCTTGTGCGCGGCTTTGAATATGATATACTGTCCGCAATGGACCTAGCTTTTTGCAGCGAAATGAACTCTGAATTAAAAGATTTCCGTGATCGTGAAAAGGATAAGTCACAAAACAAGCAAAAGTAAGGCGTGATCAAAATGGTTGATATTGCTGAAGTTGGTTTTCGCGCCGATACTGATGAACTTGATGTTGCCAATCAAAAGATGAAAGCTTTAAAACCTTCAGCCGAAGGTGTTGAAAAAGCGTCTGAAAACTTAAACAAGAAATTAAACAAAACCAATGGTGTATTTGGTAAATTAGCAATGGGCGGAAACACTGTCAATAGTGTTTTTGGTAAACTTGCTGGTGGTGTTAAAAGTCTTGCAACTGGTTTGCTTGGTATTGCAACTGGTGTAATCGCTGGTTTTGCTTTTGCAAACATGATTGATGGTGCGCGTGATCTTTCTAGCGCATTGGCTGAACTCGCAACACTATTGCCCGCAAATTCCGCCGAACTAGCCAACATGCAAGCCGCTGCCAGGGCAATGGCTGATGAATTCGGCACAACAGCCGCATTCCAAATTCAAGCCTTCTATGGGGCTGTTTCAGCCGGTGCGACAGATGCGGCGGCGGCGATTGCAATTGTGGATACCGCAAACAAACTTGCAATCGGTGGTATCACTGATGTTGCAACTGGTGTTGATATTCTGACAACCGCAACCAACGCTTATGCGGCTTCAGGGTTGCTTGCATCAAGTGCTTCAGATGCTTTGTTTGTAGGTATGCGGGCTGGTAAAACAACCATTGGTGAACTTGCCGGTGGTCTTGGTAATGTCATTCCGATTGCGGCAGCGCTTGGTGTTGAATTTGATGAATTGGTTGCCGGTACAGCCGCATTAACCCTTCAGGGTCTTAGCACGTCAACAGCGATCACAAGTTTGCGGGCGATCCTTTCCGGTGTTGCGAAACCAACCGCTGAAGCGTCCAAACTCGCAACTGAACTTGGATTAGATTTTTCAACAACCGCATTGCGGGCAAAAGGGCTTGCCGGTTTCTTACAGGACGTTGTTGATAAAACTGGTGGTTCAGCCGATAAATTATCAGTTATGTTTGGTTCTGTTGAAGCCTTGAATGCGGCGCTTGCTTTTGCCGGTGCTGGTGGTGAAAGTTTTAATCAAATTCTTGGTGACATGGCAGATAAAGCCGGTGCAACTGATCAAGCTTTAACAACTGTTCAGCAAAGTCTTGATAATCGTTGGGGAATTATTCTTGCAAAATTGAACAACCTTGCAATTGATTTTGGATATGCCTTGTTGTCGGTAATTGTTCCGGCGGCTGAAGCTGTTTCAAGAGGTATTGAACATCTTTCTGATAATGCGGACATATTAAAAATAGTTTTAATTTCTTTGGCGTTTAGTCAAATTCCAGCAATGGCCGCCGGATTATCAGCAATTGTTTTAGGAATGAATAGCGCAGCAATCGCAACAGGTGTTTTTACTGGTGCAATTAATCTTGCAAGAATTGCGGTTGTAGCACTTGGTGGACCTATTGGTTTAATTTGGGCGGCAATTGGTGCGCTAGGTGCTGCATTTGTAATTTTCAATCAAAACCAACACAATCAACAATTGGCAATTGATAATGTAACACTGGCTTTAAAAGATGAAATTACACAAATGGGTCAATTGCAAATCGCAATGGCACCTGGAACAGTAATGTCGCTTGAAGCGGCTAACGCTAAACTTCAAGAGGCTATGGCAATTCGTGAAAAAATTGCCGCTAGTGTTGATGAACAACGTCAAATAATTCTTCAATCTGAAGCATATCAATCTGTTGTAGAACAAATTAGAAACTATGGTGAAGCTTTAAGCGGCATACGTCCACCTGGAGACGATATAGAACAAATGCCGTTAAGAATGCGTGAAGCGTATGAAGGGCTTGAAACTTCACTTGTTCAAGCTTTGAACAAACAGCAAGATTTATTGGCGGCGGTCGATGTTTTGTCACCTGAATATGCTGAAGCTGGAAAAATGATTTCCGAATTGCAAAACGCAATTGCATCGGCAAAAAACGGTCAAGTTGTGATGAATGGTTCTGTTGTTGAAGGGATTTCATTAAGCGAAAGACTATCTTCAGTAGTTGGTGGAATAAATTTTAGTAGTTCAATCTCAGGTGCAAATGCTTTGGCAGAAAAATTAGGGGTAAGTTTAAATCTTGCTAGATCAATTGCAGCAACAGCCGGTTCATCAAATGTAGGCGATGAAGTTTTTGACCCTAGATCACCTTTATTCAACAAAGATGCGCAAAATGCTGCAAATCGTCAAGCCGAACTTGATAGAATTCGTGCATCTTTTGAAAACGTTTCAACTAGCATTGCAACAAGTGGTTCAGGCGGTGGCGGTGGTAGTGCAAGCGCAATTGCTGATGAAACAACGCAATTGCAGCGTTTGCAAGAACAATATTCAAAGCTTTCAGAACCAATTAATCAAACACAAAGTGCATATTCTGCACTTGATGACGCATTGTCAAACGGTTCAATCAACAACGATCAATTCACAGAAAGCCTTTCACGCATTCAAGATGCATTTCTTGCAACTGGTGGAAGTGCTGAACAATGGGCGAAAATTGTAAACGGTCAAACAGATAGTGTTGCACAAAAAATGCGTGATCTTGGTGAAAAAACACTTGGTAATTTAGGTGATGAATTCATTGATCTAGCTGTTGACGGTGAAGCAAGTTTTGGTGATTTAGCGAAATCAATCATCAAGAATTTGTTAAAAATCGCTTGGCAAGCTTTGGTTGTGAAACCAATTCTTGATAGTTTAGGAAACCTTGGCGGCGGTGGTTCAGGCGGCGGGTTCTTTGGAACGATCCTGAAGGGTATCACAAGCCTTTTCAGCGCCAAGGGCAACGCCTTTGGGCAATCCGGTGTTGATGCGTTCGCCAATGGTGGGGCGTTCAGCAACAGCGTTGTAAGCGGCGCAACACCGTTCTTATTCGGCAAGGGTGGTGCCGATCTAGGTATTATGGGTGAAGCTGGCCCTGAAGCCGTTATGCCGCTTCAACGGGGCGCGGATGGTTCCCTTGGCGTCCAAATGTACGGGGGCAAGGGGAGTGGTCAACCGGCAAGCAACAATGTTGAAGTAACAAACGTTTACAAAATTGAAGGTGCTGTTTCTGAAGAAAAAGTTGTTGCAAATATTCGCGCCGCTGGTGAAAAGACTAAAGAAGATGTTCGGCAATCTGTTGTTGGTTGGTTGAACGAATATGATCAAAATGGGACAATGTAAAAATGGCAATTGATTACAAAATTTGGAACTTTCCAAAAATGGCAATTCAAAGCCAATTGTTCCATGTTCCAGGTGCATATTTTGACGGCGGTTTAACATCGGGCGGTGCAAGAATTATGTCACCTGAACCTGGTGGACGTTCTGTTTTAGAATTAACACCTTCTTTGCAAGTTAACGAATGGTCATCACCTTTTTCATCATGGATTATGTCGAAAATTAACGGTGATATTTTTCGCGTTCCTTTGATTAAAACCCCGCAATTAGTTTCTTTTGAAGGTGAAGATAATTACCGTTTATCAAATTCACATCAACCTTGGGATAACGATCAACCTTGGGATAACGATCAACCTTGGGATAATGACGGTGCATATTTAGATACATCATCGAGTTCATTGGAAGGTGAAATCAAACTAAATGTTGAAACAGGTTCTTTCGGTGAAATTATTCGTCATGGTCATGTGTTAGGCATGGCAAATCATTCTTACTTTGTTGATGATGTTGAATATGATGGAACTGTTGCAAATCTCACATTGAAACCACCATTGCGCAAAAATATTTCAACTGGTGAAATGGTTTTTTTGAAGCCTTTTTTCTTAGGTGCTATTTCAAACGGTGCTGAAATAAGAAACGCTTATGAAGCTGGTAATATCGGCGCAATTCAGTTGAATAGAATTGTTTTTCAAGAGGTTGTGATTTAATGTCTGAATTTTACAATCTATTAGATCAATATGTTGGCGAACAAGATGATGTAACAGATATTCGCGCTGTTGTTAGAAGATGTTGGTTTTACGATTTTGACGGTTATCCATTACGTGTTTGGCAAGGCAAAGGAAAGCTTTTCACGTCCGATGGTAACGAATGGTTAGGTACAATTGACGGTAATGATAATGACCATCACAAAACACCAGCAATAAAAGACGGGCGTGATGGATCAAGTGCCCGTTCAACATTTGGTTTGAAATTAATTGATACACCTGGTGTTGCAGCACAAGAACACTATGAAGCGATTAGGCGTGATAAATGGCGTGTTTATGGTCGCAAAATAACATGTTATTTAGCAATTTTTCAAATTGGTGAAGGATTGCGACCACAAACGCCAACGGTTTATTTCAAAGAATTTGTGATGATGAACCCGAAATTCTCTGAAAGAATGCAAATTGACAATGGTTCCGTTAAGAAAATATATGATTGTTCGATAATTGCAAAAGATGGTAATTTTGGACGTTCTGAAATTCCTAACGGCACATATGCAAATGCTATTCAACAAGAACGCGCTAAACAGTTAGGTGTTGATGTTGATTTAGGTTGTCAATATGTCGCAAGTTTGGCAAACAGAACGTATATCATCCCATGAACGATGTTGTATCACAAACCCTTAAAAAATGGCGTCAAACATCTTTTGGTTATGACAATGAAAATGATTGCCTTTTGTCACTAGCTGATTATTTAATTGATTGTGGTTATCCTGATTTTGGTCAAAAATTTCGTGGTACTTTTCAAGACGAAAAAGGTGCTTATGGTCATATAATTCAATACGGTGGTGAAGAATTTATAATTGCTGAAACAGGTTTGAATGAAACAAATTCACCAAAGCGCGGCGATATAGTTCTTGTTGAAATGGAACGTAAAGTTGCAGGAATTTTTCTAGGTGAAAAAATCGCTTTTAGAACCAAGCGCGGTGTCATAGAAGTGAATTTAAAATTCTTGAAAATTTTCAAAGCTTGGAAGGTTGAGACATGCCCGCAGTAGGTGCAATTATTGTAAGCATTGCAACAACAGTTGCAACAGGTGTCGCGGCGGCGTTTACCGCAATCGGTGGATGGGCAGGGATTGCATCTTTTCTTGCTTCCCCTTTTGGATCATTGTTATTAGGTATTGGCCTTCAGCTTGTAACCGCATTGTTCATCAAAAAACCAGATGCACCATCAATTGAAGCGGCAAAAGTCAACGTCCGAATTTCTGAACCTGAACGTTGGATTGCTTCAGGTCGCAATCGTCAAGGTGGCGGTGTTTTGTTTGCTGAATTTGATAGTGCTGGTAACTTTTGGTATTTGCTTGTTCATAGCGATACTTTTTTAAATTCAACAGATAAATTGTATTTTGACGATACCGAAATTGTTCTTGATGTAAACGGGTATGTTGAAACAAATGAATTTTGCTTAACCGATGGTGGTGAAGCTTATTCAGGTAGCGGAACAAAAGTTAAATATTATCAGATTTTCACTACAACACATGACGCTGACAATCCTACACCACCGGTTATAACAGAACTCCAAACCGCATTTCCTGGTGTTTGGACGGATGATCATAAGCTTGTCGGAACAACTTACAGTGTCATAAAAATTAATCCTATTAAACCTGAAAATCGTTACAAAGTTTTGCGTTGGCGTGGGCCGGTTGGCATCGGTGAACCGTCATTTTCAATCGTTGGTAATTGGGCAACTGCATATAATCCAAACGATGTTTCCCAAACAAAAAGTGATGTTAGCACTTATCAATTCACAAGAAATCCCGCATTGATTTGGGCATGGTACAGAACACATAGATATGGACGCAACAAATCTGTTGATAGTATCAATTGGGAAAAGGTTGCAGAACAAGCATTGATTTGTGACATTGTAAAAAATGATATTGATGGTGGTAATGCGTCGCAATATCAGTGCGATATTTCAATTCCTGAAAGTGCTGAAAGAACGGTTGGTGAACAGCAAATTCTTATGTCTTGTGATGCACAACTTGTTTTTGATGACGATGGTAAATGCTGGCCGCGTGTTGGTTATTATTATGCACCTGAATTAAGTCTTTATCGCAATCGTGATATTGTTGCAATGGAAAGTGTTGAAGCGCAAAACGGTGAAAGTTTAACGCAAGGTGTAATTGTGCGTTATATTGATCCTGATGCTAATTACACAACACAACCTTGCGCACCTTACGTTAATCCTTTTTATTATGTTGCTGGTGAAACACCAAAGTATCTTGTTGTTGACATTTTATCAATTCAAAATCATCGCCAAGCAATGCAGCTTGCCAAATCAATTTCGCATAGATCGCAACCGGAACACAAACTTTTACCAACAACGGGTTTGCGCGGTCTAAGAGCGCGTCAAGAACGTGTAATTGGCTTACAATATGATAATGATTTTTCAGGCGATTATGAAATTGTAACACCAACTGAAGTTGATGAAAGCGGCGCGTTCATCGGTTTCGGTTGCGTCCCTATTGATCAAGATCGTTGGAATTTTCTAGCGGGTGAAGAAAAATCAAAACCAGTAAATGCCGATAGTCAAAGCTTACAAATTCCAACATTACCAAATGGCGTGTTAGTTGAATTTCAAAACAATAGAATTGAAGTTAGCTATGATGTTTCAACCAGGCAAGATTGGTCTTATGAATTTCAATACCAAATCAAACCATCAGGTGGCGCGGTTCCTGATGACACAAAATGGTTGAATATGACTGTTCAATCCAATGATAATTATGCTTACAGTGGTGGCGTTCTGCAAAACAGTGATTACTTCACAAGGTGGCGTGGTGTTTCAACTGGTGGCTATGTTTCAGATTGGATAACACCAATTCCGATTGTAAACACATCTGCTCTAACTTTGACAGGAGCACCGGTTTCACCATCAACTGTTGATGTTGCCTATAGCGGGTTCACTATAGGCGTGACAGGCGGTCAATCACCCTATAT